GGTTAATCGTGAACAAGTACTTACCCCCTTATTTCAGGTGCTACAATGGATAGCCATAACACCAGCCACCCATGCAGCATCTCGCTGAGATCTGTAACCAGGATCCCAGCCATCCAGGAAACCTTGCGGTAACCTGGACCGACGAGTTCTTACTCTAGGCGGCTTATTGCTTCGAGGTAAGTAGAACAACTCGTCGCCGACCTGGGAAACGTACCCACCAACCGCCAAAGGCATTGCGAATGGTTCAGCCCCTTGTGGGAGCCTATGTTTCGCATGCTCTAGCGTCAGGTAAGTATATCTCCTAGGACACCCTGCGGTCAAGACCCCTTGATCTGGGTTCAACCACTCGGGTACGAGGTGGACTTTGCCGTCTATAAAGGACCTTAGAAGCGTCACAGTGCGATGCAAGGGAATTCCTTCCCTCGCACCCCAGGACGCAGCTTGGTTCAGAACTACATAGACGTCAGGGTCTGCAGCGAGTGACTTCACATAGAAAGGAGTAACATCTACCCCGTTTAGAAAATCACCACCGCAAGACTCGCGAAAATGTCCTGCACTGTAGGACTTGTCTAAATTAACGACAAGCCCCGCCTTTGTCAAGACATCCACGAACCCGGCATACTCGTCCACAGGGATAATTATATCGTCCCCAAAGACGCAAGTGTCAGTCCAGTCGATGAAAAGACTGGGCCCGCCACGTGTACACCGGTATCCATAGATCAGAGCCACGAGCAGCAATGTCATAAGGGGAAAAGTAAAACCGTTCCCCATCGTGCTGATCATATGTAGCTCTACTTGCATGTCCACATCCCTAGTTTTACCATCACAGGGGATTGTAATCACGGGCGACCTCAGCTTCATTAAGAGATCGAACCATGAACTGGGCATGAGGGCACGTACAAGATCGATACTGATCATATCGCTAGCAGACTTCAGATCAAGGGTAGCAACATCCCCTAACCTGGATCCGCGCTTGGCCATAGCCACGTTCTTAGGCTGTTGGTTGCGAATGTCCAATCCGATACGCCGAAGCGCCCCTTCGAGATACATGCCTGCAGCAAGCTGCAGGCACATGTTCCCTGAGGGTTCGATGGCGATTGTACGTTCAGTGTCCTCGTTTTTCGGTACAGTTGTTAGTCGTGAACCATCGACCTGCGCAGTGCCCGAAACTCCTTTGCGACCATCACTGGCCACGAAGTAAGGGTTCATGCTGCGCAGTTTATGTACCAACGGTTCGCACAGAGCGGTGCAAGTCATACTCTGCCAGATCTTTTCGGCAGCATGTGTGCCCTTGATGCCATTGCTGGCACCAGGACCAAACCGCCAATTCGACCACAGGTACGACATCTCGAGCGGCTGCTGTATGCAGAGCTCGTCCCAGGAACTAGTATAACGCTCTAAAACAGTAGTAATGAAATAACGAGCGTTTGCTATAATCCTAGGATCTGAGGTGAGCGAGGGCGGATTCTCTTGTTGGAGAACCCTAACTCTCTCATTTATCAACAGAAAATCGTTGATTGCCACACCTCGAAGATCTTCTCGAAGGAAGCGTGCGCGTTTCCGGGCACGTTGCACCTGGCGAGAGACCGCAAAACTCTGCGGTCCCGAGCCAAGAAGCTCTTCTAACATCGTGTTGAAGACAGCCGTAAGGCGGTCCTCATTACGACCTTGAACGTTACTTTTACTCACAGGATATCTCCCGATGATAATAACGGTTTGACCAAGATTCAACCTAAGAGCTAGTTACTGCTCTTCTGTTCCGACGTTTCCACCGGAGATGCAATCTCTGCATTCCCCGAGGGTTGGACGGATTTTTCGGTCTTCACGATGTTCGATCGGATTTGGGCGATTGCAATTGCAAGTGGCCCAGTCAGCACCGGTGGCGCATTCGCGATAATTACTAGCGCGACTGCGACAGCGATGGCGGCTGAAGACACTTTTGCCCAGTTCACAGAACACCTGTCAACACGCAAACCGAAATGCCGGAAGCCTGCTCCCAACCAATCCCGAAATGGCAACTGATCATGGCGCGGATTTCCTCAGGTTCGTATGTGTCAACACCAGCCGGGACCTCAATGATCGTAGTGATCTTGGGGACCATGATACTTTGATTGACGGCTGGGGCGGCCCCTTTGCGTGTATTGAACTTGTACACGTTCAGGGGGACGTTCTTGATCACGCCTGTCACAGGATTTGCCTGCGGTAACGTTCTCAGGATCGGAGGCCGGAAAAACGCAACGGTGAACGGCTTTGAAACGCTATTCACGTCGACGTTCGTCTGAGTACCAC